TTCTCAATCACAGTAACCGAGCATGGTTATGCTCTTGCTGTGTCAGAACTTCTTCTCAATGCTTCATTTGACGACGTAATGGCATCTGCTTCACGTCTACTAGGTCGTAACATGGCTATCTATCTAGACCAGCTATCACGCGACACCCTCTACGCTGCAACCTCAACCATTTATGGTGAGAGCCGCGCTAACCTTTCAGCTGTTAACAACTGGTACGCATATGGCGATACTGCTGCTAACCGTGCTGCAATGACTGGCGCTTTCTACTTGACACCACACACTGTCAAGGATGCAGTTGAGAGCCTATCAACCAAGAACATACCACGCCTCGGCGAAACATACGTTGCGTTTGTTCACCCACACCAGAGCCGTAGCCTACGCGATAACCCAGAGTTTATCGAAGTTACCAAGTACGCTGCTCCAGGTAACTTTATGCTTGGTGAAATCGGTCGTTTGTACGATTGCGTATTCATCGAAACCACACAGGTTCTTAAGGTTGCTGGTGGCGCTGGTACTAACTACACCGCTGATACAACTGTTGCTAACCCAACAGTAACTCCTGGTGGAGGTTACATCACACCTGCTACAAAGACAGGTAACGGACAGTCAGACCGTTACGCAGCTATCTTTATTGGAGATAACGCATTCGGTCACGCAATCTCTCTTTCCAGTCGAACTCCGCGATGGCGGTATTCTTGACTTCGGTCGTGAGCATGCTCTTGCTTGGTACTCAATCTTCGGTCTTGGTCTAATCACTGACCAGTCTGTAATTATTGCAGAAACCAACTAATTAAGTAGGGGGCGGGCCTAAAAATCCGCCCCCACTTTTCCCCCATCGAGCTATTAATTAGGAGAATATAAATGGCAAGTAAAGTAAAACCAACAGATGTTACTGGACGTAGTCGCGAAAAGTTAGCAGCGGATAATGCTGAAGCTCTAGTTGCTCGCGCACAGGAAATGTCCATGGCTACTGCCGAAGCACAGATTAAACTGGAAACAGAAGTAGTTGACGCTACTGTTCCTAACAGACCAACTGTTATTGTTGATGACCCAACTGTCATTGATAAGAGTGATGAGTCAGTCGTTATTCGTGTTGTTGAAGACATTGAATCTATGACTCTTGGAGCAGGAAACTACTACAGCTTTAAAGCTGGACAAAAATATAAAGTGTCTCGTCAAGTTGCTCAGCACCTTGAAGAAAAAGGCTATCTAGCTGGAGTAATCTAAGCTAGGAACTTACACTTAATTCGGCGGAGCGGCGGACAGCAATGTCCGCTTCTTCGTTAGTCAGATGTAGTAAAGGAGTGAATTAAGTGGCTTTAATGTCCGACCTAGTGTCGAGAGTTCGTCTTGAACTAGGAGACCTTCCTAAAGAATTTAATTTTGTTACCACCGCTGATGGTAATACTAAAGATTTTTATTTAAACGCAAAACCTGTAGAGCCATATACCCTCTACGTAACTGTACTTGACTGTGCGGTTCCAGCCCCTTCTGGTTATAAATTAGAAAAAGACCAGGGCATATTACATTTTAGAGAACCACTTGATTCTGGTAATGTACTCAACGTCCACGGTGTTAGCTACCGTTATTTTACAGACTCTGACATTGAGCGTTTTATTAACACTGCAATAGACCAGCACACTCACGAGCGCACCGACAAATACGGAACTCGTGTAACAATTAAAAGCATTGAACCTGTAGAAGAGTATCCAATTGCTATTCTTGCAGTTATTGAAGCTTTATGGGCTTTATCAACTGATGCAGCTTTTGATATTAATATTATGGCTCCAGACGGAGTAATGATTCCTCGTTCTCAAAGATATGAACAATTAACTAATATGGTTAATCAACGCTGGGAGCAATACAAGCAACTATGCGCTGCCCTTAATATAGGGTTGTGGCGTATACAGATTGGAACCCTACGCCGCACAAGTCGTCGTACTAACAAACTTGTTCCTATCTATATTGGCCAAGAAATTGACGATAGTAGAAAACCAGAGAGAGTTTGGCTTCCAAACGACGTCCTTGGCTACACACCTCCCCCAACTACCGCTGAGGTATATGACATTGTTATGTACCAGGGAGACTACTACGAGCAGATTATTGACTTCGCTTTTGATGTTACTGGGCTTGATTGGAAAGCTGAAATACGTACTTATCCAAATTCACCAGCTAGATATGCCACCTTTGATGTTACAATTCTAAATGCGGCACAAGGAAGAATTAAGATATCGTTAAATAGCGATAAAACTAAGTACCTTCCTGTTCGTGCGTTTTGGGATTTACAAGCAACCAGGTCAAATGACCCAACCTGGGAGCACACATACTTAAAGGGTCAGGTATTTGTAACTCAACAGGTAACGGTGGATTAGAGTGTCAGAAGAGATTATTGTTGTAGGGCCAGATAACAGCGCTTGGTATCCAACCGCTACTGGTCCAACTTCTCCTGCACCAACAGGTGGCACAGGCCCAACTGGTCCTACTGGACCAACTGGTAGAACAGGTGCAACAGGTCCGACTGGTGCTACAGGTTTATCTGGTGTTTCTGTAACAGGTCCACAAGGACCTACAGGTGCTATGGGACCAACAGGTCCAACAGGTATTGCTGGTTCTCCTGGTCCTACTGGTGCTACTGGACCACAAGGTTTTTCTGGTATTCAAGGTGCTACTGGTCCAACAGGCCCTTCTGGACAAGTAATCACTATTCGCGGTGAGTATCCAACACTTAATGATTTAACAACCGCTCATCCAACTGGTCAACCAGGTGACGCATATCTTCTTGCCAACGGCAATTTAATTATTTGGAATCCAACCCTAAATGGAACTGGTGGTTGGCAGAACGTAGGTAACCTAGAAGGACCAACTGGTCCTGCTGGTGTTACTGGTCCTACTGGTCCACGTGGTCAACAGGGTGTACAAGGTCCTGTTGGTAATCCTGGTTTAACTGGTGAGACAGGTCCTACTGGACCACAAGGCCCAACTGGTCCTCAAGGTGCACGTGGTGAAACTGGTCCTATTGGTCCTACTGGTGTTGCTGGTCTTGTAGGTCCTACTGGTGCAACAGGTCCTCAAGGTTTATCAATTACTGGTCCAACAGGTCCACAAGGTAAAGCGCTTACACTTCTTGGAAGTTTTGCCGATATCAATGCTTTGAATCTTGCGTACCCACAAATTTCTCGTCAAACTGGTGACACAGCGTTTATTGGAACAACGTTTTTTTATTGGACAGAGGGAAGCGGATGGGTTGCTTCATCTAATCTAATTGGACCTACTGGTCCTACTGGAGCTGTTGGTCCAACAGGTGCAGCATCAAACGTAACAGGTCCTACAGGTTTAACAGGTGCAACTGGTGCCCAAGGTCCACTTGGTCCTACAGGTCCTCAAGGAAATGTTGGTGCCACTGGTCCTACAGGAGCAGCATCTACTGTTCCTGGCCCAACAGGTCCAACAGGAACTACACGCCCTGTAACAAGTGTTGCTTTTACTAACCAAGGTGTTTGGAGCTCTTTAGCAACTTACGTTCTTAATGATGGAGTTTCTTACAATTCTGAAACTTGGGTTTTAACAAACGTTGCGCAGTTTACTGTTGGAACAGTTCCAAATGCTGACGGTAGCGGTTGGGCACTTTATGTTAAAGGTGACAGAGGTGCAACTGGTCCGCAAGGTTCTGCAGGTTTGCCAGGTGCTATTGGTCCTACAGGTGCTCAAGGTCCGCAAGGTATTCAAGGCCCTACAGGTCCACAAGGTACCGCAGGTACTCCAGGTTCAGTTGGTACTGCGGGTGCAACAGGTCCTACAGGTCCTGCTGGTGCCTCTATTTACATTCTTGGTTCTTATCCAGATTACGCATCATTAGCAGCAGCTCAACCTCTTGGTGGAGTTGGCGATGGTTATTTAGTAAACGGTGTTCTATTTATATGGGGCGGTTCTTCTTGGGTTAGCGCTGGTGCTATTCAAGGACCAACTGGTCAACAAGGTCCACAAGGTATTCAAGGTGCAACAGGACCACAGGGTGACACTGGCCCACAAGGACCTCAAGGTATTCAAGGCATTCAAGGACCAATTGGTCCTACAGGATTAACTGGCGCAACTGGTGCGCAAGGAACACAAGGTATTCAAGGTATACAGGGTGTAACAGGTCCAACTGGTCCTCAAGGACCACAAGGTGTTACTGGTCCAACTGGTATTCAAGGACGCGGTCTTGCAATCCTTGGTTCATTTGATACTTTTGCACAGTTAACTGCAACAATCACAAGTCCAGTACTTGGTGATGGATATTTAATTCAAGGTCAATTATATGTTTGGCAAGGTTCTGCATGGATTAACGCAGGATTTGTTCAAGGACCAACAGGACCTACAGGTCTTACAGGTGCACAAGGACCAACTGGTGCGACAGGCGCTGCATCTACAGTTCCTGGACCTACGGGTGCAACTGGTCCTACACCATTTACCGTTATTGGAACATGGCAATCTGGTATTTCTTACACGCCAGGTCAAGCGGTTTTCTATGACACTCCAACATTAAAGGGAACCTATCTACGCAGAAATAATGCATCTACCGCTGGAATTACTCCGCTAGATGACCCAGCAGGTTGGCAAGTAATTGTTGCCGCAACTATTGGACCAACTGGAGCTACAGGTCCACAAGGTTTAACTGGTTTACAAGGTCCTACAGGTCAACAAGGACCGCAAGGTGTAACAGGTCCGACAGGAAGTCAGGGTTTACTAGGTCCAACAGGCCCTACAGGCACTACACTACTTAATGTAGATGGTGGCGGCCCTGCAACTAATTATGGAGGAGTCATCACTATTAACGGTGGAGGAGTTGACGGTAACTAATGGCAATTAAATTACAATTACGTCGTGGAACTGCAGCTGAGTGGTCTTCAACTAACCCTCTACTTTCAGAAGGTGAACTCGGTCTTGAACTTGACACTGGAAAGTTTAAGGTTGGTAATGGAACTCAAAACTGGAATGCGTTAGTATATGCATCTGGTATTCAAGGACCTACAGGACCACAGGGACCAGCTGGCGCTAACGGCGTTGCTGGTGCAAACGGTGCTGCAGGACCTCAAGGTCCAACAGGACTTCGCGGACCAACAGGTGCTCAAGGACCTGCTGGAGACGGAGGAGTTGGACAACTACTAGCTATGGATGCGCAGTTAGAACTTGGAATTTTCTTTCCGCGTTATTCACAGACTCGTACAACTACCGTTGTTCAAACCGTTATTCCACCGATTACGTTAATTTAGGAAGGTATTAATTAATGGCACGTAATATTGCGCCCGAAGATTATGTCTTTAATCCAACAACAAAGACAATCACCATTGAGCGTTACATCAAGAAAATTCACATCTTCCTTATTGTTAACGCAACAACTAACCAGATTCTTTTTAACTTTTCTGACCCAAACCTTAAAGCAACAGTAAGTTACATTTATCCTGATGTAAGCGTTTCTAATCCTTTTGGAAATACAGACTACAAAACTATTATTCAGCTAGACCCTTCCCTTAACACAACGGGGATGCTGTCAACAGACACTCTTCAAGTTGTTGTTGACGACGAAAATCAAAAAATTACCTTTGATGATACCTTTATTGACGGCGCTCAAAAACTTCGTACTTCAACTCCACAGTCTCTTATGGATACTGACTTTGAGTACTCAGTACAGCCATCTAAGTGGGAAGCTCTT